GTTCCGTCGTGCCACATCTGGCGGTTCATATCCACCTTGACGTCGGCCATGAGGCCCTTCATCTCGGAATCAAGTGCCCGGAGGAATGCGCCCTTGTTGTTCTTCATTCGCGCAATTGCCGGCCCGGTAACATTGATCCGCCCGTAAAGGTAGATCATGTCCCAGATCGACATGTTGTACCCCTGGCTGCCAGCAACCGGGAGGGTACTAGATTCACGCCTTGTGCCAACCCCAGCGTTACGGTTGGTGTGGAGCGGAATATGGGCCTCGGCACCCACAAAGTTCTCGTCGGTCTTCCGCATGTTGCGGAGGAGGATAGTCGAGTTATTCAACTGGTCCCTGACCGGTCCCTGGTAGTCTCGCTTCAAGATGTTTGAAGCGTTAGTGACGTTCAAAGGCATTTTATGCCTCCTTCTTTAAAAGCCTCGACGCCTCCGCAGCAGGGCCGATCAGTGTAAAAATGCTTACGGCATATCTTCTTGCATCATGCGATCCCAGCGAGCCTCGGCCGCCCTCTGGACCGCTGTCTTCCCGTCTGCACCTCTCTTGAAGAGATCCTTACGGGTCAGCTGTTCCGGGTTGGTGATTGCAGAGACACCGCCACCAGCCTCGGTGGTCTGTGCTGTCTGCTGGACCTTCTTCTTGATGTAGTTGCCCTTGAGCTTGTTGTAGCGGTTGGCCAGGTTCTGGGCGATTGTCTCAGCAGACTCGTTTGGTCGTACTGTTCGCCGGTACATGAACTCTCCCTGGAGCTCCTTCTGCTCCTCGGGGGTATCAAAGACCGAGAAGATGTCATGCTGAGCAAGCGCGTCCTTCGCCTCGGTCCGCATGTTGGTTAGCGTCTTCTGATCCTGGTCGTTCTGCATGACCTGCTGCTGCTGGGCAATTATCTCGTCCCGTTGGGAAAGCTCCGAACCCATGTAGCTCTTCAGGGCATCCTGAGTCTGAGCGTCGAAAACAGCTAGCGGGTCAGCCTGTGGCTCAGCAGGGGCTGCTGGCGCCTGCGGCTGTTGCTGCTGAGTCTGAGCTTCCTGGAGCTGGTCGGCATACTGAGTCAGGTACTGAATAGCTTGATCCTTGGGGAGCTTCTGACGCTGCCCACGGTAATCAAACTCAAGCATCTCCTCCTGGACTGGAGCAACTGGCTGCTCAGTTGTCGGTGGCGCTGCCGGGGCCGCTACGGGCTCCTGGGAGGTCGGGGCAGGCTGCGCTGGCTCTGCCGGCTCGTTGGTCTCCACGCTGGCATGAGCTTGCTCGAGCGCTTCGCTGGGGCTACTGATCTGTTCCATACTTCAGAACCTCTTAGAAACCTTGCTCCCCCTCAGGAGCAAACTGCTCTTCTTCCGGTGCAGGAGGGCCACCCTGGGGTAGCTGCCCGGCCTGTGCTAGCTGCTCTTGCTGGAGCAGCGCGTTGATTCGTATTTGATGCCCAGCGTCGTGCTGGTCGAAGATCTCGTTGAGCTGAGGGTTCTCCTGGAGCGCCTGGGAGTACTGCGGTTGCTTCCTCCAAAGCTGGTGCTGCCTGAGGTGCTCTTCGTCGTTGTCCCAGGAATTAGGCTCACTAAAGACACCCTGCATCATCTCGACGTTCTCTCGAATAGCCGCTTGCTTGTCCATCTGGTCTTCGGTCAGGGCACCTTCCTCATGCCCGAGCTCGAGCAGTTCCATGATCTTTTTGCGATCCTGGACACGGTCAAGTATGCCTGCGTTGACCAGATCGAGGACAAACTGCGAGCGTGCTTGTTTTGAGAGCGGCAGTTGTGACCCCATCTGGACTTCGACATCGAAATAATTAACACCTGGAGTGCCCTGGTTGTCACCGAAGAGAGCGCCACCAGTCAGGAGGAAGCTCTCCACCCCGCGGTTCTCACCAACCACCTTGAGCATCCGGTCTTCTTCAACATTCTCCGCAACGAGCTGTAGGAGCCAGGAACCAAGCTTTGAGATCTGCTTCGAAGCCACCATGAAGGTCGGGGCTAAGGCTTGATCGTCCTGCTCTTGAAGCTGAGCAATCGCCACTCCTGACCTAACTCCTGATGGGGCCCTGGCTTGCGTAACTTCGTGTATTGAGGATATATCCTCCATATCCTTCAAGAGCGCCTCCTCGATCCTGAAGACGTACTCAGGAAGAGGTGGGGGTGTCCAAGCTTCAGGACGGAAGGGCGGGTTGTATTCGACGATGTCGCCTGGCTGGTTGGTTATACCGAGATCATTGGATAGGCTACCCTTTGCCACCAGCCACTTCGGCCTGGCCATGAGGTTTCGGCTTTCAATCTGCTGGTTCCTAGAACGGTTGTATGCAGCCTGCAACGGTCGAGACTGCTCCAGAGAACAGCTACCCCAGAACCTCCCTGGAACGTGCATCTCCTTGAGGTGGACGAAGGGCGCACGCTTGAATGGGTTCGGGAGGTCGAACCGCTTCTCGAGAACGATTCCACCAGCCACCACTGCGTAAACGCCCTTGGGATACTTCTTCGTGGGGTTGACGTAGAGGGTGTGGCAGATTGCTGCATGGTTCTGCTCCTCGTTAGCTACGGCAACTCCAGAGCTTCCACTCGTTGGGCCGGCCATGGTCTGTAGCCGGCGAGTGTAGAAGGAGGTGAGGGTTTCCTGGTCGCTGTCGGCCGGGTTGATCTTCTTGGCCTTCTTATATCGGTCCCGTAGATAAGTAAGGCTACGGAGTTTGGAATGAATGACATGGCTTGCACACTCCATATCAAGCGCGTCCGGATCTGGATCTACCTCGAACGGTGGGTTGACCTCCACAGAGACATCGCCAATAGCAATCGTCTGGCCGGGCTTGAGGATGTCCTTGAATGCCGGATCATTGCGGAACTCCTCCGGCAGCGAGTCCAGGTCCGACTGGTCCAGCTTGAACTCCGTAGACTTCTGTGGATCCCACCAGACCGAGAGAAAGACATTCCCACAGGTGCCAATCCAGTGGAAGGCATCCACCATCATCCGATCCATATCGAGGCTCCGCCAGTAGTACCGCAGTACCTTGGTGGAGACGATCGAGATCATCTGATCCTGTAGCTCAGAGGTTGCCGGCAGGCTCTCCCAGTGAGGTTGAGCCCTGACTGCCTTGGAGACGAGCTTCTGGACAATCCCCTTGAGGCGGTTGATCACTATCCTTGAACGCCAGGGGGGGGCGTTATCTATCGAGAGCTTTCCGGAAACCCGATCCCAGTGGTGGTTCTGGTAGCCAAGATACTGCGCTACATTCTCGAACCATTGGCGCTCGAGTGTGAAGCGGTGCGATTCCCTTGTGGCGTAGCGTCCGTCAACGAAACTCTGCAGCGAAGAGTCGTCCTTGAAATCCACCTCGTAAATGGTGGCAGGCTTCGAGCCTTTCTTGACAGTCTTAGTCAACGGCATTCTTGTAGGCCCTCATAACGCGCTCCTGCTCATCGTGAGGAACGTCGTATCCGTTTTGCATCCGCCAGGCGATTGTTTCGAGCTCGTCATCACCTGAAATGTATTCCTTCGGGGGCTCGGCAGAGATCTTCTCCATCTGGAATGTCTGGGAGTCACCGGCTTGAATACGTGCTGCGAGTTCTCTGACTTGCTCGTTCAACGCGGCCTTCTCCCTCGAGCTGAACCATTCCCGTCCGAGGAAGATGACCGCAAAGAAGAAAAGTAGTGAGATCTCTGTCATACCTCGATCGCTATCTCTACTGCCGAGCCTGTTTGAAACTGCGCCATGAGGCGTGTCTTCCCGGCACCGTTGTCCTCAGCAAAGATCTTCGCCACGGAGGTGGTTGCTGAAGGGCCGGCAGCCTGCTCGCTGAAATTCATAATTGCCGCGTCCCTGAGACCGGTCGCAAGCCTTTCTACCGGAGCAAGGTCGCCATCGAGTGCCACCTGGCCGATGGCTGCAGCTAGCCTCGAGGCGTCAATCGAGTTCTCGTCAATCTTCAGGTCCTGAAGGAGCGAGAAGATTCGAATGATCTCGTTCCGAGTGTTCAGGTCAGCAATCGGTAGCTGGATACCAATGATCGCTTCCCTGGCCCCAAGGTTCCGACCAGTCTCCGAGCCACCACCAACCGCGCTTCCAGGGCTTCCACCGGGCGAGGCTGCCGTTGTTTGCCATAGACCAATCGAAGGTGAGGTCGTTGCTGTAGTCGGGTAGACGTCGTCCTGTGAACTCCTGGAGATCGAAGTGTCTATCGTCAGCGTGTTGGTGGCATAGTTGATCGCTGTAACGTTGACCGCTGAGTTCGCTGCAACCAGGATCGAAGAGCCGTTGGTCTCATACTCATCAATCGGAGCTCGGAACCAACGAGCGTCCTCTACGATCAGGCTTGTCCCTGTACCCGTGTCTGTAGCGTCAACAACAGTCAGCGAGGTGCCGGCACCCTTGAGGTCAGTCCCATCATCCAGTGAGTAAGCGGCAAGGGCGTCTGCCACGAGCTCAATATCATAACTCCCGGGATCCATCCTGAACTGGGCCAGTAGCCCATCGTCCACGAACGATGGGTTTGTGATGACATTGGAGGAGAACTCCGAGTGGTTGGTGTTGGCCTCGGTGGCTGTCATGTCCTCCGGGCTTTCACCGGCAATTGCTACCGTGTCGTCAGCTGCAGCTTCATGGAAGAAGGAGCAGGTGTCCACCTCCCAGGAAGGAGTCCAGTCAACTGCTGAATGTCGGATCCTCCACTCGCCCGGACCATCGTCAGTTGAGCCACCAGGCTGGCGAGTACAGTCAGATACAGAGCAGTTGCGGAACTTCAGGTCTGTGGTGTCAACACCACTACCAGAATCCTCAGCGAAGAAGCCGCGGGTATCACACTCATCGATTACGCAGTGAGCAAACCTGAGGCTCGTGTAGGTATCCATGTTGGTGAACGTGGAGAAGGATATCGAGGCCTTCTCACTTTCGTCCTTGCCACTACGGCTGCCGACGAAGAGGCAGTTGAGGTAGCCACCACCGTCTGCTCCTGTCCTGACCACCATGCCGGCGCCACGTTGGCTGGCAGCAGGCGCGTTTGTCCAGCCGTCAAAGATGTGAGCCTCAGAGGGATTCCAGTCGCAGTTAATGAAAACGCAGCCCTCGAAGTAGACATTTGTATTCACCGTGTTGTCCGAGTCGTTGGCTGTGACTGCCCGATCCCAACGGTTGTAGAAGACACAACCCTTGACCGTGACATCATCGCAGCCATTCTCGATAGAGAGCGTTGTGTGGTTACCGCCTGAATCAATGAAGTCACAGTCCTCGATCAGAACGTCATCCTTCCTGATTAGGACAATCAGATCGTCCCCGTAGAAGGTGCGGAACTTGCAGTCCTTGATGTGGAGATGATCGCCACCTGTGAGGAACAAGCCTTGGCCCGGCACGTCATTGAAGTCTGCAGGCTTCGAGGTGTTCTGGAACTCACAGCCATCAATGATGCAGTGAGAGATATCTACCGTTGTGGTCGAGGCGTCAGTCAGGAAAGTGCCCGTACCGTCAGTTTCCCAGGAGAGGTTCTTGAACTGGAGGTAGTCGGTATCACGGACGTCCCAGCCATCCTCTAGAACTGGCTTCGTAGTTGTCCCGTCATTTGACTCGTAGGAGATATAGCCGCCGCCTGCAGAGCCAGAATCGACATCACCGTTAGAGCCACTGCTACCGTTGTGCACTGTGTCATTGGTAGAGTCGTCGTAATCACCCTGGTCTGTCACCAGTTTGCATATATCCCCTGGCGAGGAGTTCTCCGAGAAGTGGCGAACGGTCCAAGGCGAACCCTCGGTATCCCCGGTGTTACCGGAGTCACCTGTCGGACTGGGGGCTGCAAACTTGGTTGCCATTTAGGGCAGGCACCATAGGTAAGCGGAAATTACAGCGGAGGTACCAGCGTCGTGTGCTACTCCGTTGACCACATCAAGTCGTACCAGGCGTGGAGCAACGATCGCTTGGAGTCCTTCCTCTGCTACAGCTGTGTCAGTAATCAGAGCGGTTGCAGCAAATCCGGTTGCCGTGATAAGTCTCGGGAAGGAGATCACAGCCCCACCAGATCCTGCAGCGTGGCGAACAATAAGGTCAAAAAGCCGTATCTGCGGAGAGACCTCCGTGCCGCCTGGGGCCAGCATTGTGAGTTCGATATTCACGTCACCAGCTGTTGGTGTCGTACCAACAACGGTTGTCACCACAGCACAGGTGAACTTCGAGAAGCCGGAGACATCTATTACCGTACCGGTGACGTCGCTGGTCGTGTTGATATCCGCAGAATCGATGCCCAGTTCAGCGGGGCCGTACTGAAGGCCGGTAGGTCGTGGTGGAAAGAAAAATCTAGGCATCAGTATTCAGCTCCTAATCCATCTGGGTGGGGTGAGTTTGCATACTCCTTGCGCTCCCTCCTTTGGAGGATAGCGCGGAATTGTTGCTTCAATCGCTCAGGCGTCTTCGTAGTGAAGCTTGCCGGGAGCGCGTCCAAATCAACTGGTTTTTGCCAGGCCTCAAGCTCTCGTTTGAAAACGATCCCCTGGTTCTCGATGTAACGCCAGGCATCGAGCAGGTGGTCGTGCCGCTTGACTGGTTTGCCATCGTTACGGTCACGATTACGGCCCGGGCTATCCTGCTTGAAACGGTACTTCCTGATCTCAGAGATGAAGTTCCTGCAGGAGGCGAAGACACGCATCTTCGCAATATCATCGAGTCCCTTCTGAAGCGATCGCTTGCAGAGTTCGATCCCTAGATCAACGTCATTCCTTGCCGGGAACACCGATAGGCGCGAGCCCAGGCCATACTGCTGGGCGTAGGCGGGTATCAGGTTCCCGACCTTCAGCTGACCGGTCTCGTGGTGGCCAAATGCAGCCGGATCGATCAGCCGGATTTCCACTTCTTCCGTCTCGTCTGCGACGAACTGGAAGGTGATCTTCCCTTCGTGCTCGACCCTTCTATAGCCTTCCCGAAGGAGTATCTTCTGGAGAACACTCTCGAGATCGGTGCCGTGTTCGTAAAGCTCCCGGTAGACCACGTACTTCTCGTCCGGTGCCACCGCCAGCCAAAGCACAGCGAATGTATTGAACCCTGGGTCCAGGCAGCAGTAGCGTGTCCACTCCTTGGGAATATCGAACTCGTCATCCTTAGCAATGACGTGAGCTCCTGTGAACTCGGGATAAACAAGTCCCTCTCGTCGTCGAGAATAACCCTCAAGGGTGACCTTCCTTTGCTCCTCGGTCAGGGTACTCTCGAGCTCTTTCACTACTTGGCGTTTGACGTGTCCGCGATCCTCTGCCACGTAAGTTGAAAGCCTGGTGAGGTGGAAGCGTGGATCGCCTATCTCTGCCAGGTCCTCGAGGGTGAGGCACCACGGTTCGCTCCGGATCAGGGTGGCGCAGATAATCCCGCGTCCACCGGTAGAGAGCCTACGACGCTGCAGCTCTATCCAGATACCCTCTTCCACCTCCTCGTCCACTACAGCAAGGTCGATCGCGGCAGCCTGGAGGACGCGGCGGGCTTCCTCGTTCCCCTCTGCTGAGAGGAAATCAACCTGCGCTCCATTCTTCATGGTGATCCAGGAATAGAAATTGTGTCCGGTCTTCCTGGGACCGTAAGAAGCTATCTCCCACTTCGGGAGAATCTCGATCAAGTGGCGGTATATCCCTTCCTGGATGTTTCGATAGTTGGCAGAGACGACGTAGATCCTTGCCTCTTTGGGGACCTCCTGGTACGGGTGCTCACCCCTGAGCCACCAGGCGATCTCCTGGGCCCCGGCCCTCGACTTCCCTGATTGGGAGCCCCCAAAAAGAAGTCTGACCGGGGCCTCAGAAGCATGGAAAGCGAGCTGGTTGCGCTTCGGGTGATTGTCAGGCTTGTACTGATAGAGCGGGTGGTGGAGACGGTAATGCATCTCCTTGAACCAGGGCCCGACAAAGGCCATCAGTTGCTTGTTCTTGAGGAATGGAGCGACTACTTGAGCCAAGTCTTCAGCTCCTTG